CCCTTTAGCTCACGGGGAAACACAGCTTGCACATACTCAAACACCTGGTCAGGGTCTTTCTCCAAAGCTTTCATGGCCTTGTCGCCACAGTCTTTACCAAACTTCTGATACGCTTGCCTAGCCGTTAGCTTTAGCTTGCGGAACACTGTATCGACCTTGCCCTCTTCGCTCTCAGAAATAACCACTTCTGCTAGGTGACACGCTTTAAAGTTGAACCCATCAAAGACAGAGTCTTTAGTCTTAACGTCAAACTGTAACGCTGATGTACCAAAGCCAACGAGGTCTTGGTAACACTCGGCTACCTCAGTAGAGAAGTTACACTTTCCGAACTCTTGAAAGATGCCTTTACTGCACTTTTCTAGCCAATCTTTGGCCTCTTTGTTCTCATTAAGCTCGTCCTCACGGAAGCGTAAGCCAAACCACTTCGTAGAAGGGCTTGTAAGCGACCCGTGAAGCGATGCCGACAATATCTGTAGTGCGTGTATACCAGTAGAGTCATAGACTTCAGCAGCGCGTTTAGTGCCTCTGGTGGACGTTGTTATAAAGTCAATTTTGCCAGGCATTAGGAATGTGGCTAACTCTTCCCACATGGTGTCCCAGTTGGTTCTATCGGCCCTTAGTCGGTCATAGCGTTTTAACAATGCGACAGGTGACACATTTGGCTCTATTTGCTTGCCCTTTTCATAAGCTTCCATTAGCTAATACTCATTAGATTTGTTCGTTTGGTGTCAGCTTCGCCCAACATACCAGCGAATCTAGTGTTGGTTCGGTTCATCCGCATAAGCATTAATCTGCGCTTGTGCAATGCTTTTAATATGACAGGATCGGTCTCGGTCTTTATCTGATTGTCAATGTCTTGCATTTCTGCAATAGGATCTTGTGAAGACTGTGAACGCTGCTTTAACGAACCTAAATCTGAAGTCTTAGCCTCACCCTCACCTGTCTTTGTATAAGTAGCCACGCCATTAACAAACGTCTTAGTAATATTGTCGCCAAGCTGTACACCTAAAATATTCGGCTTGTATTCCTGAGTTGTGGTGGTCACTGGCTTACCTGTACCAATGTCATACGAGCTTTTTGTCGTAGTCATCTCATCAAAGAAACCAGACTTTTCAGAGGTCACTGTAGGCGTAACCCCAGTTCTCTCAATACCAGCTAGAATGTACTTTGATCTTGCCTGATCTTCTTTGGTAATCACCCGATCACCTGAGTACATTTTCTTACTGCCTATCGACTTTTGTTCTGCGGCAAGCTCTGCTTGAGTTGCGCCTCCTGCTAATCTGGCCTTGTAGTACGCCTGGTTGTAACTCACCTCATCATTGCGGTACTTGTCATTTTTTATTGCTGACAAAAGAACACTTGGCATAGTCGAGTCTTTGTTAGACTTAACCTCTGCGTCATAGGTAGCTTGATCAAAATTAGCCCTTGGCACTGGGTCTTGATAGGCTTTCTGTAGGTCTATGGCTCTACTGTTTGCTGCTTCTGGGCCACTGCCTAATGAAATAGAACCTTGCTCCAATGGTTTTGGAGTCATGTCTGCTGCACTTTTAGTACGGCCTCGCTCGTTGAACTGGCTAACCTCTTTAGTGTTTACTGACTTTGTTGCTGATGGATTTATAGACAACAACGATGCTCCAGAAGCCCCAGCAAATCCAGATTCATTAACCCCATAGCCATCATTTTCTATGCCCATTACTGTCTTTATTTTATTTGTAGCCAAATCATCTTTAGGCTGAGTAATCTTAGCTGTCGCTACTGCCGTAGTCTTTGCTGTAGACTTAATAGGAGTGGCAGGCCGAACAGGTTTACTCACCTCACTGGGCAAGTTGGCGCGTTGGTTGCCATTGCCGCCATAGTTTATTTTTGGGGCTTTAACTTTAGCTTTAACTTTAGGTGCTGTTTTTTGGCCTTGCTCGTTAGGGCTTGCATAAACTTTTGCTTTAGGCGTAGCTTTTTTCTTCTTTGCTGGCTTATCATTGCCGCCACCACCACCACCGCTACTTGAACCACCGCTTGAACTGCCCATCACAACTCCTTATAAAACGTGGTACTGGATTGAAACCCAGCATCATCTAAATATTTAAACCAACCCTTGCGTGGGCTTCTAAACTCAATCTGATCAAATGATGCCTCTTGAGCAATCATGTTAAGCGTGTCTGTCATTTCGTGAATCAAGCTAGGCCCAGTTAGATAAAGCAAGTCAACGTGTAGCACAGAATTACCTGTGTACCTGTCGTGATGCTCTGTTAAAACCAACAACCCTCTTAATTCATCAGCTTCATAAACATTGAATGCTGTAGCCTCTCCCGAATCGATCACCTCGTAGAACTGCAAAGGCGTATATGACTCGCCTATTTTCTTAGCCGTTGACTCAATAGCTTCAGCAAAAAAATCCCAGTTCTCTAAAATCATTTCTGGAGTTTGTTTAATAATATTCATAATTTCACATACTTCTGCTCGGTTATTAGATTGAGCCTATAACACCAGGTGACGATTGCCTGTTGCGCTCGCCCCACGGGATTGAGTACCTACGCATCATGTACGCATAGCGTAGCGCATCAAGAAGGTCATCCATTGTCTTGCTGATCTTGCCCTTATCATTGCGATGGTATTGGTTGAACTCGTTAAAGAAGTCACGCAGATTGCGATCAACCTTGAACCGACCCTTAATCATTAGGTCACGGATCTCATACAGGCCAGCCTCAACTCCATTAGTGCCATCAGGCCATGATGCGTGTTTGTGCAACATATCGAACCCAGCATCGATGTAGTAATCCTTCTGCTGGTTAGCTGTGCCATTCTTCTCGGTCTGTAGGCCATCTAAAGGCCATGACGTTGGGACACCTAATGCCCAAGGCTTTACTGTCGCCCAAGCAACCTCTGGAGCAATGTGACTCGCTTTCCACGCCTGAGTAACGTAGAACGTGCCGCTTTCCCTATCTTCAATAAGCTGAACGTGTGCTTGAGGATGCTCCCACCCAAAATCCATCGCGTTAATAACAAACCAATGATCAGGTATTTTAAATGGATCACACTTGATTGAGTCTTCGTCTAGGTCATAAATCCTGCCATGCCCTAGCATCGGTATGCCCTTGCTTCTCATGTCTCGTTGGTATGCTGGGTATTGATCTAGCATCAGCCGTTTAGCGTCTTCTGATAAGTGTGGTGCGTCATCCCAGCCTGCTTGAATAAACGCTTGACCCTCACCTGGGTTATCCATAAAGCTAATCACAGTCTCTGTGCGACCATTCTCTGGTGTAAAGGTTAATATGCCCTTACCACCCTTACCCTTGTCGCCTGTCAGTGTGCGAGTTACCACCTGTGGATAGATGGCTTGATCCTTTGGCTCTTCGTCTATGTGATACCAATCGACTGAGTCACCCATTAAAGCGTGTTGGCCCTGTGTGTATGACCAGAACTGACAGATCGATACACCGCCCGATGTGTGCTTTACTCTGACCTCACGCATAGCCCCTGATGTGCCTGTCATCGAAACGTAATCAACAATCAATTCAGCAGGGATTAGGCCACCTAAGAATGTCCGATCCTCTAGCCTGCCAAACAATGCGGTCTGCAATAGATCGCGTGTCTTTTCTCCAGAGTACCCAAGTAGCCAGCACGTTGGCGCGTGTTCAAACTTATGACCATCCCAATCATCTGGGTAATCACCCATGAGGTGTACAGCATCAATATAAGTGCCTAAATAGGTCTTGCCTATTCGGTTAGCCGCACAGAGTAATACCGCAGTCTTGGTCTTAGTAAAACGAATGGTATCGGCTTGGAATTTATAAAGGTCAGGAAACATATCTCTGTAGCGATAAACGTGCTGTCGCCTGATACGCTCCCTGGCAATTAGGACTAATTCAGTTTTACTGTACCTTTGCTGGATCAATCGAATAGCCTCTTAGCTCATCGTCTAGCTCTTCTTGAGACATATCGTGCAGCTTCTGCTCAAACGAGACATGAGTATTCATCTCAACCGACTTACGCTTTGGTGCGACATACTGAGCTAACTCTTTAAACATCGTCCCAGCCAGTATTAACTCGCCCTCATCCATTGCTTGACGAGCTATCTTTGCCATGCCCTCAATGGGATCGCAGTTTAACTCTGCCAACTTATCAACGATTGGTTGATTGTTTTTGTTGGGAGTGCCTTTTTGCCGCCCTCCTGTCTTCATTCCTTTAGCCATCTACTCTATCCACCTTAGATTAATGCTCGGTCATTTCTTCATCATCGATAAAATTAGAAAACGATTCTACCCACGCCATTGCCTCTGCGATCAACAGGTCGTCTTCTTCGTTCCTAGACCTACCGCCATCGATGTTAATAACTGCTTTAGCCAATAGGGTCAGATACAATGCCCCCTGGTTAACAACATCTTGCCCGTACACGTTTTCAATCGTCATAGTATCCACTTCTTCCTTAACCATATTGATGTTATGTCAGTGCCTGTAGGCTCTCTATCTGTACCCTCACGATGTGTCCAGTTACCATCTCGTACTGGTGTGGTTACAGCCTGTTCTGCTGTCCAGCCGTATCTGAGGCGGTCTGATAGGGTTTTCATCTTCATGCCATGCTCTGCCGCTAAATCTTTAATTAGGTACTCCTTGCCTTGATAGACAATGTGCGCTGGTCTGCGATCAACTTCGGTTAGTGGTTTAAAGCTAATACCCAATTCCCATGCCTGAGTTTTTAAAGTTGAATATTTCATCTCCAACCGATCTGCCGTTTCGCGCAGGGTATAACCCCTTAGTGCGAATAACTGTAGGATCTCTTTAGTCTCACAGTTATAACGCTCTTTTAGATAGTTATGTTTCCGTCTTTTCGCCTGTTGATCCAAAGCCGCCAATGCCTCTGTTAGTTTCATCAAGCTCGTCTACTTGTACCCAGGCAAACGGCTCAACCTTCTCAATCATTATCTGGGCAATACGCTCTCCAGGTTCAACGTACTGAGTAACCTCACTATGGTTTGCTAGTGATACAAACACTTGACCTCGGTAATCAGAATCGATGATCCCAACCCCATTGCTAGGAGCTAAACCACGTTTGTCTGCAATACCTGACCTAGCGTAAATCTTGGCGCAGTAACCATTGGGCACTTCAATTGATATGCCTGTTGGTATGAGTTGATTACTTCCTTGGATAATGTGTTGCTGCCGCCCAATCTCAGCGACCAAGTCCATAGCAGCAGAACCACTCGTTGCATAAGCTGGAAGTGGGAAGCGACCAATGTGCTTAACCTTGACCTTCACTGCGGTACTCTTTGCTGCTGCCATCGTTTAGCTCCAACTCTCAATAGTTATTTTTCCAGTAACACCCTCGGCCCTTAGATCGTAGATGCGTTTAAATTCTTGCCTGTAGTGTTTGGCAATGTCTTTTACTTCACGTTTAGCAGACCGACCCAGAGATGTGTCGTTAGCCTTTTCTCGCAGAATATCGATACAGCCCTCACCCATTAGCTCAAGCTTGTGTTCAGAATGTAGATTAGGATTTGCCCCCAGGTACTGATGACACCCGTAGCAAAGTGCTTCTGCGTTATCCACATTAAACCTTACTCCCCACTTGCCTCGCCCGTGATAGTGGCTACAGTGCAGACCCATTCTTCGGCCTTCTTCGTAATAGGTGTGGCATCGCTCACAAGTCCACTCTGCGGCTGACCTGATGCAATCAGAGAATGCCTTGTCTGCTGGTGTGCGTTTGATTGCTGCCATTACGCGGCTTCCTTGTATTTTGAATAGGTTTGTAATGATGGCTCTGCCCAAGCAACATTGCGCTCAGATCCAAAGGCGTAGATGACCTCAATCAGTTGTGAGAACTCTTCTTTGTTCAGCCGACTACTTCGCTTAGAGAGACCAACAAAGCCACCATCAATGCCTGGAACAGAACGCTGCTTATGTAGGCTAGCCATGAACATGACTTTCCAATCATCGGTGTCGAGATTATCGCCATACCAATCAACCTGTTTTTGAACATCGTTTAACATGGGCCAAAGCTTTTTATTTTGGCTCAATGATCTTGCTTTGCGCCTCAACACAACTTCAACTGGGCCAATAAACAGACCCTTGTTAATCATTTGAATAATTTGCTGGATCATTCCTGATACGTTTTTATTGTCTACGCTGAAAATAACTTCGCTCATAGTGCGTTAGCCCATTCACTCATTGGCAACCTAGCTAGTTTCATACTTAGCCTTAGATCCCACGCACAGGGGCGTTCACTCAAAGGCCCGAACTTATACTCTGGGTCACTCAAAGCGAACTTGTAATCAGT